GTTAGCAACCAGTGGTCCGCATATGGTTTACAGCAACTGGGATGACCCAGCAAATCTGAATCATAGAGCATTCAAAAATATCAAAGGCACGCCTTATAATTCTAGTGTCATGCTATGGAATAGTGACCAGTGTGAAAAAATATACAATGATGTAATGAAGAATACAGATGTTGTATTTAAAACATTCTTCAAAGGATCTGATAATTATCACTACTGGCGAGAAGATCATGTTGTGGGTAAAAACTTTTGGAAGTTTCTATCTGATGATTCTGTCTACTCTTACAATAGGGGCAGAAAGTTTCCTAATGATATTGAAGAACATCTGTACAGAGAAGATGCGCAAATATGTCTGTTCAACACAGACTTAGTTCCAGGTGATCGCGTACAATACAAGCCGCACGAATTGCAGAAAGACTATGACTTGCTGATTCACTGGCATGGTAAAGATGACTTTGAAAGATTGTGGTTACCTAAGCTGCCTGAAAACTTCTTTGACTATACTACAAAAGACCTAAAAATAATTCAAGACATGGTTGATAGAGAAGACCATGTACAAATAGCAGATAAGTTTTTATCTGAGTTCCCTAGATTCACGCGAGAATGGGGTAGATATCACAAAGACTACGACAAGATGAAAAACTGGTTGCAGTTTGAATGGTTGAAAGAACGAGCGATCACAGACCGGTATTTGAATTATGAAGCACATCAACTCATAAAAGAAAACTATGATTCTGGTGATCTTGTTTCTATGCATAAAACATTTGTCGATGCGTTTCCAGAAGATACTACTATCAAAGAAGCTGATCAGAGTATGCTATGGAACATGTCATACGAAGAGATCTGTGAGACCTTCGATACACTGTATGCATATCAACGACAAGATTGGCTAATGCAACAGTACAAAGAGAACGGACCGTCTGTTTTCTTTTGGCATGCGACTTATAATGAGCTTGCTGAGTTGTACAAAAAATACTACTTCCACAATCTGACTGAGTTGTTTTACGATGAAAGATACGAAGAAGTATTTGAGAGACTCTACAACATCATGCCTAGAGAAGAGTTGCTGCGTGTTCTGAATCAACAGGGCGATGATAATACGCTGTTTAAATATTTTCAGAGTTACGGCGAAGAGTTTAGCGACTTGTACAAAGGGCTGTATGATGAGAAGCCTGACGGTGCAATCATACAAATGTCTACTGCTAGAAATGATACGGGCAACGAATTCAACGATATCTTTATTGATGGGCAAGAAATGTCTGCAAAGAAACTCGGTGAGATATTTGATGGGTACGATGTAAATTGGATTACACTCTCATGCGAAATAGCAGAGCCTGTATTGTGCGACAATTTTACAGAGGTGTGTGAGTTCTTTAATAAGCGAAACATCCCTATAACTCTGCAAACTAGATTAAAAAATCTTGTATTAGATGTTGATGTCGCTGAAATAGTTTACCTCCCACCTGAAGAAATATCTGAAGAAGAACAGTCTGTGCAGGACACGATTGATAACAACAAGCCCGTCGATTTAGAAACTCTGCGTAAGTTCTATCACACTATAGAGACTCGCAATAGAAGAACAAAAGCAAAAGACAAAGATCCTGTTTGGTGCGATGCAAGAAAGAGTTCATACTTCTACATAAACTCTGCGGGCAATACTTTCCCATGTGCATTCATTGCAAGAGATGTCACCGAAAACAAATTATTTCCGTATCATCCTATTGACTACCCTTTCAATATGCAGTATAATGATAGTACAAAGTTTCCTATTGAAGAGATAATATATAATAGTGATATGCAAAACATAAGTGAACATTTGAAGAGAAATCCTTTGCCTATATGCAAGAAGAAGTGTGGTGACTGCAATGCGTGTTAATTATGTTTGCTCTAAATGGGGTACGAAATACGGACCCCATTTTGTGAATCGACTTAAAAATATGGCATTCAGAAATACTTCATCAGAGTTTGAAGCGCATTTCTATTGCTATACTGATAATGCAGAGGGTTTAGATGCCGACATCAATGTTATCGATTTTCCTGATATTCCTAATATCCATCCTAAGTATTGGTTTGGTGCTGAAGATTTTAAGTATGGTATGGCTCGTTGTTGGGACAGGCCTAAGACTTTTGTTTTCAACACTCACAATTTTGCTCATGACAAGCCTACTGGTCGTTTTGTGTTTTTCGACTTGGATGTTATCATCCAACGTGACCTTACTCCTATTATAACATATAACTTGGAACGACCTACTAAGATGAAGTCTTGGTGGCAAGATCCTAGACCAATGAATACGAGACGATTTAAACTTTCCCATGGTGCGTATACTAATGGTAGTTGCCAAGTCTGGAGTGACGATCAATGCGAACCTATTTGGAATGATGTATTAGAAAATCAAGAAAAGATATGGTTCACATTTACTGATGGTACCGACAATTATCATAGTTGGCGTTGGGGTAGATATGGCGCAGATCTCTGGGATCACTTTCCCAGCTGGATGGCATACTCTTACAATCGAGGCAGGTCGTGGGACGAAGATGATTTGAATGTAGGTATCTACAGGGACAATTGCATCGTATGTGTGTTCAATGTTGACTTACTTCCGTTTGAAGATGAAAGCAGAGGTAGCACGAAACAAGATGAATTGGTAGATCCAAATTTACTGGCACATTGGAAATGAACGAAATACGAGTTTGGAATAATCGAAACTGGCTTTGGCCTGTAGAAGATTATTTCTGCTGGAGAGACAACACACATTTCCATGCTACAATGCCGTATGATATTATTGATACGATAGGCAATGTTTCAACAGTAGTCCACGCAGGAGGTAACTGCGGCATCTATACGTCAATGTATGCATCGCTTGCAAATGAAGTTATAACATTTGAGCCAGAGCTAAACAATTTTAAATGCCTGTTGCATAATGTGTATGAAGAGAATGTGATAATGCATAACGCAGCATTGGGTGATAAGACTACTGGTGTTAGTATTTCAATAGATCCAATAAACGCTGGCGCATCTTATGTAATAGGAGAGGGGCTGATACCTCAAGTTAGACTAGATGATTATAACTATGCTCCCGACTTGTTGCATTTAGACGTAGAAGGGTACGAAGAGTATGCATTGTTAGGCGCACTTGAAACTATAGAAGAACATCGACCTGCCATTGTGCTTGAAAGAGGCAATGGTGAAGATATAATTTACGATTTAGGATATAAGAGCGTGAAAAAATTCGGTCTAGACTGGCTTTACATATGAACATTTATACTGTGAAATGGGGCAGCAAATATGTTGCTTCTCATGTAAATCAGTTACTGGATAGCTGTAAGCAGCATCTGAGTTGCCCTTTTCAATTTCATTGCATCACTGAAGATGGTGAAGGATTGTCAGAAGAAATAAATGTTATTCCCATTCCAGAGAACAATCGTATGGAAAAGTGGTGGAATAAAATGTATCTGTTTGATGATTTGATTGTCACGCAGAAAGGTGAAAAAATGTTCTTTGACTTGGATGTAATCATACAGAAAAATATTGATGTGATTGCAGAATGGGAAACGGGTGACTGCTTGACATTCGTTAAGACATGGTGGCATGACTTGGATGATTCGTATGAAAACACTCGCCACATCCCGCATAAATATACAGACTTAAACTCTAGTGTTCTACGTTGGAATGATTCACTTGATACTAGGGCAATCAAAGAATACTTTTTAAAGTATAAGAAGCAAATTTTATGGTATTATCGTGGGCTTGACAATTTCTTTTATAATAGAAGAGTAGTAAAGCAGAAACTGTTTCCAATAGGTTGGGTGTATAGTTTCAATCAGGGCTTCTTGTTTCCGCAAGATACCGAAAAACATGTCTATAGGGAATTGCCCTATATTTGTATTTTTGACTCAATGGGTAAAAGTGAAGATGTTAAGTTTTAAACGGATTCGGTCCCCATTTGTAATGCCAATATGTATCACTCTTTTTGTATTGCTTTCGCGGACCTCTCATGCTTTGTTTAGTTTCTTCCGAGTGAGGCTTTCTGGGATATGCGGCATGAGGCTTTCGCATCTTTTGTTTAGTTTCTTCCGAGTGGGAGCAGCCTTTGGGCATTCCATCAACTCCATTTTCTTCTCTGATATTAGCCCAGTTGTCAGACTTAGAAACATTGTAGAATTTAGAAAATCTCAATGCGAATTTAGTACACTTCTCTTGGTCTTCAAACTTCCAAAGTTTTCTAGTGATAATTTCATCACCATGTTTTTTAAGATGGTGTTTCCATCTAAGACCAGAGCCTGTGTATGAGAGAGGATTTTTTCGTGTGGTTTTACAGAAATACAGTAGTCCTGTATTTTTGTGTTCTTTAACTAGTAGATAAATAGTCATGCTGATACTCCTGTTTAGTATTAGAGTGTGCAGAGACGGCAATCTCGTGGCACACAACTATTTATAAAAAAGGTGATTTTAGTATGTTGAACAGTAATTTTATAAACAACTACAAATACTGGGGTGAAGCGATGCATGTGATCGAAAGACGCATGCCGCACAAGCTGACAGATTTTCGTGAATCGTTGTCTAATAATAACGTCGAAGCGAGTATATGGCTTGTTGAAGAACTGAAAGAATATCTTGAGGAGCATTATCTAAAGAC